CATCTTCTTACCTGAACGAAGAGCAGCAAAATCAGCAGCATCCATCTTATCTGGATCTCCGGCGACCTTAGCAATCTTCTTTTGCTTTGGTGAAAGCATTTTTTCTGCTACAAGCTTATCCATTTCAGCTTGCTCTTTAGCGTACTGAACTCTTTCTTCTTTGATTACATTTGTAATCGAGTCTAACAATGATTTTGGGCCTTTAAATAACATTTCTGTCTCCTAGTCGTTATCAATAATTTTTAACTTGCGTTGAGCTTTTAAATTTCTACTTAGCAAAAACTTAGAATTGTCGATGTCCATATCACGTCTTTCAGGTGTTTCTTCATAGGGAGGTACACCGAATCTACGCTCGACCTCTTTGTTAAGATCTAACTTGTTTTGATCAACGACATTTGAATCTTGAGAAGCGTATTTTTGTATCTTTGCAAAGCTATCATTAACATATGAATGCTCATCTTTAAGGTTCATCATACTTGCCATGTGCATAATTTTATCTACCAGTACGCGTGCACTCTCAACATCTTCAGGAGTGGCTCTGCTAGTAGCAAGAACTTGTTTTTCTATAGCAAATAGTTGATCTTGAAATATGGCAGCTTTTTCCGCAACATCTGGGGGAGTGTCTTTAGGTAGCTTGGTGTAGAGAATCTGCGCTTTAGGTGCTTGCTCGAAGTTTTTGGTATGGTATGTACCAGCTACTATTTGATCCTTAACATGCTTTTCTATATAATGCGGCTGCTCACCTAAGATTACTCTCTTAATAGAATTTACAAGCGATGCCCTTGAACTAGTCTCAATAAGACCTTTTTGAGAGTCTCTATACACTGATATCAGTGATTTATACTTATTCATTTTCTGCCTTTTTAAGAATAGAGCGAAGCATCCATTCATGTTTCTTATGAGCTGCCATTCTATCCTGTAAGAAATTAGCTAAGCCTAATTCATTGAATCTGTCTGCAAGAACATACACGGTCATTAGCATACCCAGGTATTGCTTATTCTGATTAAACAAGTCCAGAAACATAGCTTCTGCCGAAGGGACCGATATAGTTTCAGTGATGCTTGTTAACTCTTTAAATCTAGTAAGGGTGCCAGGAGCATAGGCATTCAATGCTCTGATGTGTTCTGCTATATTATCAACCGATCCAAAAATCTCTTCATAGAGCTCACCAAGGAACTCATGATATTGAGGAAAGTTGCTACCCTCAACGTTCCAGTGATAGTAATGAGCCTTAAGATAGAGCGTAAACGCATCAGCTAAAAGCTTGTTCATTTGATTAACTAATTCATCCATCATACATCCTTGTTATCTAACGGCCCGTTGGTAAGCCATGCATCGCATGTTCTTGTACCGGCGCACTTAAAATGAAGTATATTACAATACCCTAGATCAGCTTTATCTACTGTAGATTCAAAATTATCTACTTCTCCAGCATCGTCTTTATCAGCACGACCATTTACTATACACTCACGCATCTTGTCTGTTATATTAAATGCAGCGCAATTGCCACATCTAGCTGTTTTTGCATATTCAGGAGCGACCTTCCACATCTTTGCTTTAGCACTCCAAAACTCATTCGATGGCTCCATAGGGTTTAAAGGTCCATACCCGTACTCATCAATAGCTCGCTGTCTATTTTCTAAATTAAGCGAAAGATCAAAAGTGGCAGCAGGGCAGCTTGTTTCTTTCTCAATTAGGTGCTGTAAAAATGTTTTCATTAGCAATTCCACTTTCTTAATGCAAGAGCCTTGCGCGTCGGGTGACCTTTTTCATCCTTCATAGGACCTCTTGCTCCACCCATTCTAGCACAAAACGACTTGCGTCTGTTATAAGCTTTACTACCTTTTTTAAGCTTAGAAGGCTTTGTAGTTACTGCCATAGAAAGCTTACTACCTGGATTCTCTCTTCTGTAACTTGCAATACCTTTTTGATTAAGACCACCGGTAGGGCTCTTACCTTCTTTTCTTTGCCAAGCCGCAGACTCTAAAATAAATTCTTTAAAAGTTAGCATGTTAGTCTTTCTTATGCATATTAATATACCAGTGAGCAAGCTGTTTTGTTCTTGGTGATGCAGAATTTGATGAGCGAATTTTCTTTAGCTGAGTAATCGACTTTCCTTTAAGACCATGCCTAGCCATGTCACCTTTATCTTCTGGATTCTTACCGTTCATAAAGTTTTCTGAGAAAAGTTTAAAGGAGATCATTTTACAGCCCCGTAGGTCTTGCACGGAGTTTGACCACAACCACAGTTTCTGTTCTCTTTTATATCCGGTGTGTCTGCATTAACAAGTTTTTTAAGCAGTACGCTTTGCTGGTGATGCGTTTTAACTGATTTATCCAGCTGCTTAGTAACCTTCTTAAGATGTCTCACTGTATTGTCGGGTATTTGTACGGCTTCTTTCTGAAATCTAGAAGCTGGAGATACCTTAGATAGAGCCTTCTTAATTCCACTCATTCTCTTATGGAGTCTTTCTAGATACTGAGATTGAGACTCATTATCTTTTGGTTCGTGAGTTGATGTAGCCGCTTTAGCAACATATCTCATTCTAGTACTAGTTGATATCTCATCAATCTGTTCTACGTCTTCTTTGAGGTCAGGCTTACTTACAACCTTAACCTTATACCACTTTAATTCTGGATCTTTTTTAGCTATCTTGCCAGCAATATTTTGTGCATGGAAAACTGATTCTGCATGCTTAATCTTGTAGTGTCTTAGTTTTTCATCTGTCTGGCCATGATGAATAGCTACTTCATAAGCACCTGGTCTGGGCTTAGAGTCTGCTTGTCCTTCTTGCAGTTGAAAGGCCCGACTAAATTCTCGATTAAGATCCATATTTCTCTCCTCAGGCACGCAATTAGGAACTTCTTTTCCGTTTTTCTTCTTAGTACCTACCGGCTTGTATCCTTTCCAGCATGGATTGTCAGAAGCATCCTTTAGACTTTCAAATAAGTCAGTATCCTCTTCAAGAGCCTTTCCACCATTAATAAAGGAATTAACTCTAGCAAATGCCCATTGCTGCGCTGTTTTATCTTCAGGCATAGATTTAACCCAGTCTTCTACTCCTCTTTGATAGACCTCAACTATTGTCTTAAGAGGAATGTTATATTCAGAAGATTTTTTAAAGAGTGAATTAACACCTTGATTGGAAGGCTTGTAGTCTTCTACAAAATCATAGATTTTATTAAAGTGTTCAAATGTAATATTTGAAGAAAATCTTGCCTTAAACGATTCATTAAGATCTAATTCTTCTTTAACAGATCTAATATGGTTTGCTATTTCATTAGCGTGTGAGTGTAGTGCTTTAGGAAGCCCAGATTTAAATTTATCCATTTCACCAGCTCTTGCATGAGCTCTCATCTTGGTACCTGACATACCTTCAACACCTTCAGCGTCCGGGTCTCTCTCACCAGATGAAACTACTTTAATAGATTTAAAGTTATAGTGACCTTCCTTACCATTGTAGTGATTGAGTCTTTCTTTATATTCATTAACTCTATCACTACCTGCAACCATGACTAGATGCTTATGACCGGCTTCGTGAAGTTTCTTAGCGGCATGCAGGAACGACGGTGCTTCTTTAGAAGAGCCGCTGACATGAACTGAGGAGGGAGCTACCTTCTTGAGATGTTGAATCTTCTTATCTTGAGGTAGAGGATCTTTTGGTTTGTTTTCGCTATGACTTGCTATGACATGAGCTGTACCGCCATGCTCTTTAGCAATTTGTGCGACTTTATGAATTAGCTTCTCATGACCAACTGTAGGTTGATTAAACCTACCAAAGGCCATGACAGCTGTAGAGTCTTTCTCTTCATTAATGTTAGTGTCAACCACTTTTGGGTTGACTACTATCTTGTCTTTTTTTGTAGAAGGTACCTTTACCTTCTTTCCCTTGTTAGGGAATGACGTAACTTGATCATCTAATGCCATATTTTATCCTTATCGGAGTTTTCCGTAGACTTATCCGTAAAGGTATTTATACCTTATAGTTGCTCAAGCCAGGCGCCATTATCTTTCCCTTGCAAGGAAGTTAGCTCTACTGAACTCGCTTCTATCTACTAATTTAGTTGGTCGGTTACCTCTAACGGATACAAAGCCTTCTGGCTTAGCAGCTTGACCACCAATGTGATGTTCAAACTTAGGATCTTTTGACATAGCGTGAACAAGAACATCCTTAGCAGCGGCTGAATGCTTATGCATGTTAAGTGTGCTTTGAAAATGTCCCGGGTGCTTATCTACGTGAGCAAGGTGTTGATCCATAACACCTTTCTTCTTCTCTATAGCAGCTGATGTTTTGACTTTACCAATCTCTTTAGTAAAATGATCTTTTAGATGCTGCTTATAGCCGGCGACTGTAGGTTTAGTGCCTTCCCGTACAGTCTTATTAATATAAGTCTTTAAATGCTCTGTGTGTGGTTCAATAGCTTTGTGAAAATCTTTTGGTGAGTCGTGAAAAGCTTTTACAGCAGCTTTAATATGATGCTCGAACTTATCTTGCTCTTCTTTTGGATAATGTGATTTACTAAAGTCGTGATGTGTTGATATCACATGAACATCGGGATGCTCTTTAAAGTGAGATGTATCAGCGTTATAATGTGCTTTCATGTTCTCTAAGTCTGAACCATGATATGCAGTATGAACCGCAACACCAAACTTTGACTTAGCAATCTTCCTACCTTCTTCTGATCCGGTCTTTGTAGAATAAGAGATTGTATTTGGCTTGAAGTGAAACTTGCCGCCATGTTCTTCAACATCACCGTGAGGGGTAGATTTTGACTTGACGCCAGAATGCATCACATCCCCTTGAAAGACGCCATGCTTAGGCGTCACTTTAGGAAGGTGCTTCAATGCAGTTTTTAACTTCTCGGCAAGCCCCGGTGCATGACCATGGTTCTTATCGATGTCTTCATTTGAGTAGTTAATTTTTGGTGACTTATTAAAAACTGATTTTGAACCAACAAAGAACTTACCCGTTTCAGGGTGATGTCCAAACACAATAGAAGGTGAACCGTCATACTTAGTAGTAACTGTTGTGCTGTTGTGCTTGCCTTTAAGCTTATCATGCACGTCAGTAAGATTATGATAGGCATGCGCGAAGCCTTTTTCCCCGGCATTTATAACATGATCTTCAGCATGCTCAAGGTGAGTTAGCTTCGATTCATCCGAAACGGCTTCGGTAAGGAAATTTTTAAATGTGATCATCTTAGAAACGGGTTCAATTTTTTTGTACCGGGCTTGAGTGAGTATTTACTAGTACCCATATTTATGATCTTAATTTCAGCCTGTACTTCATAGAATTCTGAACGAGTCGACACGCGAACTTTAAATTCACCCGTGCCTTTCAGCTGCGGAACTCCTTGACCAATTCCCAAAGGATCGGCATTAGAGATAAGAAAAAAATCATCACCGGCCTGCATATAGTATGCAGGACTTTTTTTACCTTTGGTGTAGTGATTAATAACTACAGATCCTAGATTGCTTTCTTTACTAGCAATGTACCGATTCTTGCCTGGCTGATCAAAGTATGCTTTCATTACGCTGAGAGGCACCGCACCGGGTTCTTTCAGACCACCTTTTGTAGTTGGAATTTTTATTTCTTTAAGAGGTATTTTTGCAAACATAGCCAAGTCTTCAACAAACTTTTTAGTTTGTGATGAAGAATTTAAGATATTAACGGCTGCTGTCGCTGATGGTGTACTATAAGATGCTTTCCATCTACCATCAGAATAGAACATGCGCGGGTTTGCTAGATTGTCGGTGTGATTCATCTTGACTTCTAGCCATTCTTTTTTGTTCTTGTAGTAGATCAAGACATCAGAATAGCCAGTATCCCCAGGTGGCCGAGTAGCCTTAATCCCAGGGATGCTATTAATATATGATGCTACGTCTTTTTCGTACTGATCTGATTTAGCCGACATGCTACCTACCTATGCTCTACACTAAGGTATTTAGATAGAGCGCCGGTTCGGCTAATAACGATCGCTTCTCTCATCATTGTATGCAAGAGTACGAATTGCGCTGGCTACTTCGTACGAACCCAACTCATCGGCCAGGTTAGCACATTCAAGCCTGATTCGCTCTTCGAAGTCATTCACAAACCTCTCAAAAGACAGAAAACCGGCTTTAAAGTGTTCTTCATTGTTCCACTGGAATACACCGTCACTACCATCAAACTTATACTGATATGCCATTTCAATTATCTGTTCTCTTTTCACTTCCTTCTCCTTTGAATCTCACAGCCTTAGGCCAAAAAATTTTCCCTACCGCTTCTTCCTATTGTTGTACGTACTCTGACCACACTTCTGCCATTTGCCAGTCTGAGTACGTATGTAACTACGAGTCGTCCCGTTTTTGTTTCTTACCACCTTGACTTGCTTCATCGACCCCTCCCTGCACTCTTTCTTTGAGGCTTGTTGACGTTCACCTGACTCTTGGAGACTACGTCAACACCACTACCCCTCTTCTTGTCTACATGAGATGAAGAGTTTTTTTTCTGAAGAAGATTTTTAAGATTATCTGCCAGTGTCATGACACCTCCTGAGTGAAGAATAATACTGTATATTAATATAGGTCTCTGAGAAAAGCAATTCTACGGGGTTTTTGCGCGCGCGATTTTCCCGCGGATAAAAATCTCAGAGGCACGCACTATTTTTGTACTGGGGGAGGGATAAAGAGGTTATGAGAGCACGCAAAAAATTACACGGTTAAATCTTCGTTAACGTACCAACTATTTTTGTACCCATGTACCCTACTAGTACTAATTCTGCAATCACTGTACACTAGTGCCTCATGTACGACGGTCCAGTATCATGACCAGGTTGACGCCGGCCATGATGGAGAAGATGACGGCATGGTACGTGTCACCACGCACTACGAACACCGGCACCAGCAGTGCACATACTAGTGTCACTACGTACTGTAAGTAGATCATACTAGTGCACCTAACACGATGTAGCCTAGCAGGAAGCCTGCCACGAACCAGAGGGCGTAACCCACGTACATGTCACCATTATTCAATTCCATTCTCCTTTTTGTAGATGTGTAGCCACTCACGAGCAGCCATTTCAGATACCCAGTCATTGCCACGGACACGATGGAGGATCATGCCGGTCCGTCGACGTACGGTGTCTTCTGGATGTGGATGAGGACCCCATTCGATCACCTCCCACAAGGACCACTGGTCCGGGTCCTCATACAACTCGACACTGTACTCCATCATGCAACCCTCCGCTTCCGGAAGTCTTCATCAGCAGCCTGACGCTGCTCATCATAGCGACGGCTCAGATAGTACTTCGCCCGATTCAGGAGCTGACGGACAGCCTCCTTGCCTTCCTTGTCATCATAGTGCTCCAGGATCTCCTGACAGTCACTCATGATGCCTGCCACGTACATGTCGATACCGACCATCTGCACGTACGACGACTTAAGGTTTCTTCAAGATGCTTCTCAGCAACACCGTAACAGCTCAATTCCCATTCTAGACTCATTTTCCTACTCCTCTTTCTCTCTCAGTGTTTTAATTATAGCGTGGCGCCATAATTAGGTCAACAGGAAAAGGTCCCGGTTACTGGTCCGGGGTCGCACACGGGCGACAGGTTGGATG